AATGGTGATCTTTCGGTTCTGAATTGGTTCGTTGCTGATAGCAATCTCTCCCTCAAGATTGACGGTGCTCCCGCTATTGTCTGGGGGACTAATCCTGCGAACGGTAAGTTCTTCGTGGGAACCAAAGCTGTGTTCAACAAAGTAAAGATTCGCATTGCACATTCTCACGAGGATATTGATACTTTCTATGCAGGAGAAGTTGCAGACATTCTGCACTCTTGTTTCGACAATCTGCCTCACATTGCTGGTATCGTCCAAGCAGACTTCATCGGGTTCGGTGGTAGTGATGAGTACAATCCCAACACCATCACCTACAAGTTTCCCGAAATTGTAGACAACAATATCATCATCGCACCTCACACTTTCTATACTGCAACCAACGATCTTCGTGATGCAGTTGCACAACCTGATCCCTATCTGTGGGTGGATACTGATAACGTCAAGTATGTGAAACCAAATGCATATATTGCACACAATCAGACCTCTTTTGCTGATGTGAAGGAAGTGTGTGAGTTTGCTCGTCAAATGTCCACTACTTGTGAGTTCGTTTCTGATAAGGAAGCTGCAAAGATCAAACAACAACTGAATGGTTTCATTCGTACTGGTGAAGAGGTAAATCCTGAGGAGTTTGATTGTGATCCTAATCTGATTCGTTTGTGGGCGTTGGTGAAGTCCATCAAGGATGATTGTTTATATCTGTGTCGCAATGATGGTCCTGCCGCTTATCTGTACGGTAATCGAATTGATGCAGAGGGTTATGTAATGGTGAATGAGTTTGGTATGTTCAAACTGGTCAATCGTGAGGTCTTTTCTAATGCAAACTTTAATCACAGTCGGTTTCAGTGTGCCAGCTGATGAACTGGGCCACACCTCTTGCCAGAGTCCTCGTTTGATCGTATTGTAGCCACATCAAACAACTCAACTCAATGCAGTCCAATCTCACCTCTGCACAACAACAATACCTCGATGCATTTGCTGCTCTCTATGAGGCAGCAGATGCACTGAATGCTGGCGACCCGATGAGTTATGCTCGCTCTCGTGAGATTCACCTTGCTTGTTTGTTGGGTCACACGGTTGCTGATACTTACAGTGGTGCAGATGCATTTGAACCCGATGGAACTCCTGTAGAGTATAAGAGCACCATTGGCACCAAGATTTCCGCAACCTATAATGGTATCAGTGTTCAACCTACTTGGGAAGAACAAGAAGAGTATCTGATTGAGCATAAAATCGGTTGTTATCCTCGTCACTATTATGCTCGTTATGAGGGTGCAAATGTCGCAGAGGTTTGGATGATGGACTCTGACACTGTTCTGTCTCTTTTGCTACCCAAAGCGAAGAAACAATACCCCACCAAACGTAACGGTAAAGCAAAAGATCCCCGTATCGGTATCACTATCTCAGCTGGAGAGATTCGTAAGCACGGGACTCGTGTGGTGTGACAGCCGGCCGGCTGTCCACTATTCTCGCCGATGAGTTCGTTCTGTTCTATATTGGATACAGTTAAGAAACACCAATGAGCGACCGTCTGACTCTCACGATTCGTTGGGTTCGTGAGCATTGTGCATTTCTTCAGGTTCAAGCTTCAGAGTCTATCATTGCTCGGGTTCAGATGAGTGTCAACCAACTGACAGATGCCGAAGTGTCAAAGTTTCTTTCCGAACCTATCTGAGTCACTACATCACAAACAAACCAATGAAGAACTATCGTGTAATGGTTGAAACTAACGATGGATGTGTGACCGTTTGGTATGAGAAATCCAATGCAAAGACGGCGGACAAATTGATTCTCAATCGTGTCTATAATCAACTCTGTGGGTTGAACATTAAAGAGATCGACGTTACTCTTTCTGTCTGATGAACTTCATTGAAATCAAGAAAACTTCACGCACAAGCCGCAATGGTCGTTTAATTCAATGTCCACACTGCAAGAATGTAACGAAAGTCCATCATTTGAGTTGGAACGCATTACATTGTTTGAAATGTGAGACAATGGTGAACAAGTATGATTATCTGATGGAATGCCAATGAAACTCACAAAAGAACAATTAATCACTGCACTTTCTGCTGAGTATGAGTATCTTTGCCACGATGATTTTGATCCTGATATGGATGTATCTCCTGAAGATTATCGCGTGATGCTGACACAAATGTCAATGAATGAACTGATCGAAGAGACAAGCACTGGTGAACATTTCAGTTTAGAAGAATACCTCAACACTTGGACCAGTTGAGAAACTGTCACAAGCCCGCTTGATTTTTCGTCGATTCTGTGCAAGCCTAAGACTATGAACAAAACCACTTCAAACCCTTACATCGCCACTCTCGTTGAGATGGGCTATGACGAAGCAGACTGCCAGATGGCAATCGCCTCTCGTGATGCTACCTATCCTCGTGTGATTCACGGCCGTACGTTTCACACCAAAGCTGAGTATGACGAAGCACTCGCTGACTTTCTGAATGGACTGTGACAGCTGCACGGCTGTCCACTGATTCCGCCGAGACGCCCGTTCTCGTGTATTCTATAAGAGTCAAAGGAATCGCACTCAAATGACGATCACCAAACAACAAGCACTTTCTCAGTTTCGCTATGTTTGGAAAGTGGAATCCATTCGCAATCCTGTCATCAAAGGTGACACGATTATGAAACGTGAAGCGTGGAACAATTTCGTTGATTCTCTCAACAAAGAGGGTTACGTTTCTGACTCTCAAGCTTTTCGTTGGAACAATCCTTTCTGAACACCAAACAAATGACTGCAATGCTGACTCAAACCAAACCCGAGTTTCTGACCGATTGCCTCATTGAAGAGGTGAACAATCGTTGGAAAGTTGATGGAATTGAATCCGATCGTAACTATCACATTCTGTCCGCAGATTATGGTAAAAAGTACATTAAGGTGATGCAATCTTATGCACACTCTTCTGGTCGTAGTGTGTGGATGTTCGTTGATCGCAAGACTGGTGAATGTTTCAAACCTGCAAGCTGGAAATCACCTGCAAAAGGGGTTCGTTATCTGATTCACCAACTGACCGAAAATCCTCACATTTGTGATCCTTACGGCGGTTTTCTGTACCTGAAATGATGTACCAAATCACTGAGATTGAGTTTGATTGTTCACTTGAAGATGACGATTGGACTGAACAGGATCAGATCGAAACCGAAGAAATGCTACCCAGTCGCTACATCGGCACCATTTGGGATGCTGATGATGAAGATGATTTAGTAGAAGAGATCACCGCTGCCACTGGTTGGTGTATTAAATCTCTCAACTTTCGCCACATTCTCAAATGAACAATCTCACCACCGAACAATTCGAAAAACTGAAGTCCATCTATTGTGCTTTCATTATTGAAGGAATGGACGTGGATTGCTTAATGCAGATGGCGTATGATATGCTGCTAGAGTCTTATGCAGATGTGACAGAAGAACAACTCAAGGAAGAGATTGCTGACTTCTATGATGGTACTCTGCTGGAGGATTTTATGGAGGAAGCTGTAGAGAACTAAGATCGACTGTGCCAGTTCACCAGCTGTCCACTCATTACGCCGAGACGTTTGTTCTCGTGTATTCTATAAGAGTCAAAGGAACACCACTCAAATGACAATGAACGCCAAACACATTCTCAAGTCTTTTTCGTTTCAAGCTATCACTGAGTTGAGTGCTCCTTGTAGCAAAGCAGAAATCTCAAAAAAGGTCTTAGAAATTGCTAGGGAATGTGATGCTCTCACTGATGATTTAATCTTTGCATTTAAGGATATTGGGTGGGGTTTTACTGAACTTAAAATGCAAGGATTGATTGCAAACAATGGCAAACCTGGTAAGTCTTCCCGCTGGTTTCTTACAGTGTGACAGTTCACCAGCTGTCCACTCATTCCCCACAGACTCCCCAAATGACTTATATTAGGTGCATCGGAGGGAAACAAACCTTCCACACACACACCAACAAGATGCGCAAGATCGAACGCCAAATGAATCAAGCGATTGCTGATTCAATCAACTGGAAATCCACAAACACTGAAGTTATCTTTGACTCTGAAGATAATGTCTCTCGTGTTTATCTTCACGGTAATCACATTGCTACTGTTTCTGAAGATTCTGTTCAACTGTTTGATGGTGGTTGGCAATCCAATACCACTAAGTCCCGATTGAATGCTATCTGTGATGCTAATGCAATCGCAGGTGAAGGAGTCTATCAAAAGGACTTCAACTGGTATGTGCGCCAGTATAATAATAGGACTCAATCATTCGAGACTGTGCCATTCTATTCTGGTATGAATCTCGGTGAGTCTGCTCTTCCCATTGCTGCCTGAATCTAATGACTGAAAAAGAGTTCTACATCTCTGCCCTTCACACTTTCGGAGATACTGGTAACAAACTTCTTCAACTGCTGGATGATATTGAGTCCGGTGAACTTGTCTGGTTTGATCCTACACTGATCTGAGTCTAATGCTTCATTCACTCACTAAGTCACGCTCACCACAATACCACAAGGAAACGATGCTCAAACTGACTGTAGCTGGTTTGTTATTGTGGGTGTTCTGGTCACCGCTACAACCTATTCGGCAAGTCACCGCCAGTGTGTTACATACCGCTGCCGATGCGATTTATAGTCAAAATTGATTAAAAAGTGATTAAAAAGGTATTATTAAATGGCATAGCGTTGTTTATGTGATATTGATAATTATCTGTATTGAGTTGATTACCTGATACGAATTCGTATCAAAGATGTATGAAATAGAGTGCTAAAGTCTTATGAAACCCAGCTGAGTATTATGTGCTAAAGTCTTATGAAACCCAGCCAGAATCTTATAAAGGGCGCCGAGTATTATGTGCTAAAGTCTTATAAAGGGCGCCGAGTCTTGTGGTCTAAGCGCGCACGGTAACGCGCCGCCGCCCATTATATAAAACCCCGGCGCCCTTGGCAATCCCTCCGAACCACTCCGCGAACCGTCCACACCTCTTGCCGAATCCCTCCGAGTGTCCTACACTAGCCTTATGAAAAACACCACACCAGACCTCACCCAGATCCTGAGTGCTTATGAGCAGTCTGTGATCGCTGAAGAGAAGCGTCGCCAGGAGCTGTGTGACCGGTACTTCAGCGACCCCGTGTTCGCCGCCCAGTATGATCAGGAACTGAGCCGCCAGTGTGCGAGCTGGTACATCTCCGACCGCCACTGACCCCATCAGCCCCCTATACTAGCCACAACGACAGACACCTGATGAAAGCCACCCTCTCCCTCCGCGATCGTTGCCTGGCCCTTGCAGAGGCCTATGCTTGGGAGATCAATGGAGATCTTGATCAGGTCGAGCAGGAGGCGATCGATTCTATCCTGGCAGACCTGACCCCTGAGAACCTGGAGGAGACGGCCGGCGAACTGGCACACCTGGCCGCCTGGATGAACTGATCTGACCCTATACTAGCCACATCACCAAAGGACACCAATGAACGGCTACGCAACCTACGAAACCTGGAACGCCGCCCTCTGGATTCAGAACGACCAGTTTCTTTACAACACCGCTCAGGCCTGTGTGACCTACTGTGGGGCTAATGAGACCCCGTGGCAGAAGTTCCAGCGTTGTATGATGGAGGGGCAGATCGGTCGTTACCTGGGCGCCACTGGTGATGGTGTTGCTTGGAATGATCCTGCGATCGACTCTAAGGAGATGGAGGCGCTTCTGGCAGACCTCTGAAGAGGGGCCTTGCCTCTGACCCCATCAGCCCCTACAATAGCCACATCACCGAATCGCACCGATGATCCTCTCCATGTCTTCCGATCTCCAAACCCGTCGCATCGTTTGGACCGGTCGCAACAACGACAACAGCCCTATGGGTTCGCGTCTGCAGCCCCAACTGGGCATCAGCGCCTTCGCCATCGCTGGTCAGTTCGCTGAGGTATGGGCAGACGAAGCACAGGAGACTCGGCCCATCTGGTGAGGACAGTTGAGCAAGTGGGCCAGGCCCCTTGCTTTCCTCCCCGTTTCATCCTATCTTGGCCTCATACCAAAGGGAACAACCCCATGACCTCCTCCACTCAGAACCTGCTCAACATCGCCGCTGAGCTCCAGGCTGCTGGGAAGCCCGTTACCGTTACCGTTCTCAAGCCCCGTAAGGCACGCCGTTCGGAACTGGTTATGAGCCAAACCAAGGGCGTTCGCACCAACACCAACCGCCGCGGCCAGGCCTACCAGGGCCACGCCACTCACGCTCAGCAGAGTGTGGTTGCAGGTAACCGTGCTGCCTACTTCAAAACCAGCGGCTGATAGGGGCTTGCCAAAGGGGGGGGAGCAGTTCCCCCTCTGAGCAGTGTTTTGATGGGTTGATCCTTATGGCGCGGGGCGCGTATCGGTATAAGAATAACCCCCCCTTTATAAAAACGCTAACAACCCTAACCTACAAAACTTTGAAATCGCGCTCTTTATTTCATTCAACTCAAAATTTTTTCCGGTATGAAATTCCTCGCCAAGGTCGTTCTAAGTTTACTCGCATTCAATTATGTAAACACAAGTTTCCGAGAGTCTCCGAGGGCGCGTATAGGGCGTCGTAGTAACGTAGATATGAATACGTTTGGAAGGATACCGAACAATGGGGGGTTATAGACAAAAACTAAATACTGCAGTATGATATTGTTGTTGAACTTTCAATTTTATGGCTAAAGGATTTAAAGTAATTGCAAAGGAAACCGAACAGACAGAAGAGTGGGACTACGATGCGATCAAGGAAAGAGCAAAGGGTAAGAGCATTGTGTTCTGCCTCCCTGGTCGTGGATGCTCTTATATCTTTCTGAAAAATTTTGTACAACTTTGTTTTGATCTTGTACAGAACGGTAATCAGATTCAGATTTCACAAGACTATTCTTCAATGGTAAACTTTGCACGATGCAAAGTACTCGGGGCGAATGTACTCAGAGGTCCAAAACAGATTCCCTGGGATGGTAAGTTGAATTATGACTATCAACTCTGGATTGACTCAGATATTGTCTTTGACACAAACAAGTTCTGGCAGTTGATGGATCTTGCACTTCCTGCAGATGGTGATGAGAAAGAGATTGCTTGTGGTTGGTATGCAACCGAAGACGGTCACACTACCTCTGTCGCTCATTGGTTGGATGAAGAAGACTTTGAGAAGAATGGTGGAGTGATGAATCACGAAACCGTAGAGTCCATCACTCGTCGGAATAAGCCTTTCACAGTTGACTACACAGGTTTTGGATGGGTACTGATTAAGAAGGGAGTCTTTGAGCGTTTGGAGTATCCTTGGTTCGCACCAAAGATGCAACGATTTGACTCAGGGCGTATCCAGGATATGTGTGGTGAAGATGTGAGTTTCTGTCTGGATGCAAAAGAAGAAGGTATCGTCACCTGGTGCGATCCACGTATCAGAGTCGGTCACGAGAAAACGAGGATTATCTGATGGCTTCTAAGTTACCACGGCATCGGTTTAAGCTGATGCATGACGGCCGGGAAATCTCTTCTGGCCTTTTGAGTGAAGAGGGGAAGTTTGAGGCTTTCCAAATCTTAAGTCAGTTGTTTGATGAAGGTAAACCGGGCGCGATTGACCCGGATGATGTTGAAGTGATTGAAGTTATTGAAGGAGTTTAATTATGGCAAAACCCAAAGGCGCAATGAACAAGGTGAACTTTCAACCAGGTCCACCGAAGAAAACTCGTCAAGGTCGTTCTGTACATACCTTGTTGAGTGCAACGTCTCGTAATGGTCGTAAGAAAGCATATCGTGGTCAAGGTCGATAATGGCATATCTCAATCATAATCTTCCGACGTTTACTTGTTACATTCGTAATGAGTTTCTATACAATCACAAGAAAGGTTATGGTGAGACAACTCTATGTGACGTTCATTCAGTGGCATCCTTGGAAAAAAGGGTGCCTCTTTTTGAAGCTTTTTTAGAGAACGGTGTGAATTGGACTCGAAGGCCGATTCACGCATTTTGCTGGAAACCTGATGCACCTAAACCCGAACTTGAAGATTGTATGTGGTGGGATTGTTTTTCTCCTTACATCGATGTTCAGGTTCGTTCTCGTTTGTCTGGACTACGTGCGGAATTAATTAACTATAAAGGAATCAAGAATGAAGGAACTTATATGTTCACTCTTGATTGGTCTTGGGAGTCAAAATCTACATTAAATACTAATTTTAGCGAAACACCAGAACATAAGTGTGCCCATTTTTTCAAAATGGACGATGGTAACTTCTATGCATATCCAAATAATAAAATATTATGGTATGATGATGCGTGGACAAAGAATAGAATCACTCGAAACCCAGGTTATGAGATCGACCTGACCGAATATTCTGTTGAAAATCGTCGTAAAATTGAAACGTCTGATGATTTTATGTACGAAATCAAAGAAATTCGGGATAGCAACCCCGTAAAAAGTTCTGATTTACACGAATCAGGAGCAAACAATGGGACAACCATCGGATTTCAACAGGAAAATGATGCGTGAAATGTGGGGAACCACTCATCTGATCACAAATTATGACTCTGAACACCTTCTTCAGGAGGTTGTGAACGATGATATGTTGAAAAAATCGAAGAAATTTGACTCAGCTAACGAATTGCACGAAAAAATTCGTAATGATGAGGATTACGATGACTGGGAATACGGCACTGAACCCACATATGGGAGACAAGTGCTCTAATTAACGACTAAATATAAAAAGGTTAGACCAAATACGTATCAGTGGCATCCGTTTCGAGAGAGTTTAGAGACATTAATTTATCATTTAAACGTCATCCAGTGACGAATGATCTCCTTACGATCAAAAATGAGGATGCCATCAAACGTTCGGTTCAAAATATTGTTCTTACTCTCGTTGGTGAGAAGCCTTTTGATGCACTTTTTGGTTCAAACGTCAATGATTCGTTGTTTGAACTGAATACATCATTACAAAATATTGGTATTCGAGAGCAGATTCTCACATCTATCAGTAATTTTGAACCGAGAGTGAACAATGTTGACGCAACTGTCACCATTGATAGCGATAGTAATGATATGTACGTGACAATTCAGTATGATATCATCGGTCTTCCTGTTCCTACTCAAACAGTAGACGTTCTTCTTTTCCCGGCTAGAGTATAATGGCTTTCGGTCAGTACGTTAATTTAGATTTTGATCAAATCAAAACGTCCATCAGAGACTATCTGAGGGCGAATTCAAATTTTACTGACTATGATTTCGAAGGTTCAAACCTTTCGATCATTCTAGACGCGCTTGCATACAATACTTACATCACGGCATATAATACCAATATGTCGGTGAATGAAAGTTTTCTCGATTCCGCTACATTAAGAGAAAACGTTGTATCATTGGCACGTAATATTGGATATGTTCCCCGTTCTCGTCGTTCGGCTAGAGCAAGAATCTCATTTTTAGCAACAAATCTGAACGATGTTGTCACGTTAACACTCAAAGCCGGTATTGTTTGCAATGGTGTTGCTGCAAATACCAGTTATATCTTCTCTTTACCAGAAGATATCACCGTAAATGTGATTGATGGCGTTGCCAGATTCGATGATATTGAAGTTTACGAAGGTTCTTTCATCAAACAGAACTTTACAGTCAATACGGCACAGTATAATCAGAGATATATTCTTCCAAACTCTTACATTGACACCTCTACAGTCAATGTAAAAGTCAAAGTGAACCAAAATGCATCAACATCGGTCACTTATAAACAAATTGACAACATTATTGGTATCACTTCAACGACAAATGCATATCTTTTGCAGGAAATCGAAGATGAAAGATACGAAATTCTGTTTGGAGACGGAATTATCGGTCGAAAACTCGTAAATGACAATTATGTCACTGTAAGTTACATCACAACGAGTGGAAAAGACGGAAATGGAGCCGCAGAATTCAGTTTTGTCGGTCAATTAGTCAATCAGGATGGTGGAGTGATCGATACAAGTAACGTTTCACTCGTTACAACCAATCAACCAGCAAGAGATGGTGATAATATTGAGTCAATTTCGTCCGTCAAGTATTATGCACCAAGAATTTACTCTTCACAATACCGTGCAGTGACTGCATCGGACTATGAAGCGGTTCTTGCGTACATTTATCCGAACATTGAGTCTGTAAGTGCATACGGTGGAGAAGAATTAAGTCCACCACAGTTCGGAAAAGTGTTTATTTCTGCAAAACCAAGAAATGGTGACTTTTTATCAGATTTTACGAAGAAAGATCTCATTCAAAAACTGAAAAGTTACTCGGTTGCAGGTATTGTACCAGAATTTATTGACCTGAAGTACCTGTATGTCGAATTGCAGTCATTTGTTTATTATAACACAAACTTTAGTGATGACCCCAACAATCTGAAGACTCTTGTATCAAGTGCGTTGACACAATATTCAAGATCCATCGATATTAACAAGTTTGGAGGTCGTTTCAAATATAGTAAGGCTCAAACTCTGATCGATGGAGTGAATGAATCGATCACATCAAACATTACTAGAGTCATAATGAGAAGAAATATGAGTGCCGCGATCGGCGTCTTCGCTCAGTATGAACTTTGTTATGGAAACAGGTTCCATGTCGCACAATCCTCATATAACGTTGTATCTACTGGATTCAAAATCGTAGGTATCAACGAAACCGTTTATATGGCGGATGAAGTCATTGATGCAAACAATGGTCGCATCTTCTTCTTTACATATACCGATGGTGGTACTCCAAATATCATCAAAAAGAACGCAGGAACCGTCAAATATGACATCGGCGAAATCATTATAGATACTGTAAATATTCTTTCTACTGACATATCAAATAACGTGATTGAAGTCCAAGCCGTACCTCATTCAAATGATGTAATCGGACTTCGTGACTTGTACATTCGACTTGATATGACAAATACGAGTATTACGATGGTTCAAGACATTATCTCTTCTGGAGAAAACACGTCTGGTTCAAGATTTATTAGAGAATCAAGTTACAACGTTCCAACATACATCAGAAAATCGAATTCACCGATTACTTCTACTGCGATTACGACTATTCCATCATCAGCTGGTTCAATTCAAAGTTCAACATCAACCGTAGCCGGTTACACCTACTAATAGCGGAAAATATAAATGATCGACACCTCCATTCAAAGAGTTAAAATCAGCCAGGTAATTGAGAATCAGTTACCAGAGTTTGTTCAAGCTGAAAGTCCACTTTTTGTGGAATTTATGAAACAATATTATGTTTCACAAGAATACCAAGGTGGTGCCGTTGATATTGGAGAAAATATTGATCAATACACTAAGTTACAGACTTACGTTGGTTCCGCTACCACAGTATATACGGGTCTTACCACAGACACTCAATCTTATTCAACCACTATCTACGTAGATAGTACTCTTGGTTGGCCAGAGAAGTATGGCCTGTTAAAGATTGATGATGAGATCATTACATATACAGGCATTGGTTCAACTTACTTTAGTGGTTGTGTACGTGGATTCAGTGGTGTAGATGCATTAGAAAGAAACAGCAGACCAGACCTACTTTCATTCTCTTCTACAGTTGGTGCAGCTCATACTGGAAGTACCAAGGTTTATAATCTATCAAATCTCTTCCTGAGAGAATTTTTTGATAATCTAAAATCAACTTTTGCAAATGGTTTCCAAAATAGAACTTTCTATGGTGATGTAAACCAGGTTCAGTTCATTCGTCAGGTTAAAGACTTCTTCAAGACCAAAGGCACTGAAGAATCATACAAAATACTTTTCAAAGTATTATACAACGAAAACGTTAACGTACTCAAACCATCACAATTCCTCTTTAAACCTTCTGATGCCGATTATAGCATCACTCAGGATTTCGTCGTTAAATCGGTCTCAGGCGACCCTAGGGCGTTAAAAGGTTCAACCCTATTCCAAGATAAGGACGACACCGACATCAACATTGTAGGCGCTTCTGGCGCTATCTCAGACGTAAAAGACTTTATATATGGTGGAGACCATTATTATCAAGTAAGTGTCTCCAGAGACTCAATTTTTGGTAACTTCGTAATTCCTGGCAGAACAAGATTAACTGATAACGTATCAGTTGGTGCAACTGCAATCACAGTCGATACTACAGTTGGTTTCCCAACTAGTGGAAAGTTACATCTTGTCAAAAATAACGTTGTTGGTGTTGTAACTTATTCCGACAAGACACTCAACCAGTTTCTTAATATTGCACCAATCTCGAAAGAGTATACGGTTTCAGATGAAGTAAGATATGGAAATGTTGCATATGGATATACCGCAGCCTCACCAGAGAACAAAATTGAGGTTTTGATTACTGGTGTTTTATCTCAATTTAGAATCCCAACCAACACAATCTACTTTAACAAAGATGATATTGTTAGAGTCGGTACTCTTGGAATTAAAAAGAGTGCAGAAGATGTTAAGTTTAGTTCTTGGATTCACAACGTTGTTGTAAGACATTCACTTGTCAACTTTGAACAGACATCAACGACTGGTGTATACAATGTAACTACTAACTCCAGACACGATTTCTATGAACAAGACTTTATTGAAGTTCTTGATGGACAATCAAATGTTCTTGGATTAGGTCGCGTAACTAATGTTGTAAGTACCTCCACATTTATTCTGAGTGATCTGCCAGGTATTGATCCTTTAGATGTAGAGTTTGTTAGAAGAAGACTGAATAGAGGTAACAGTACTGTACACGACAATATCACAAAATACACTACTGACGTTCAAAACACATATGATCACGAAAGTGATAATCCTGAAGCCAGACCTCCACATCCACACGTTTATGTAGCTTCTCCATCAATTCCAAGTTTGGGACAGGAACCAATTAGTGCCACTGACCGTTCAATTCAATGGTCTGGGTCAACTGTTGGAGAAACCATTCAAATTACATCTGGATCTCAAGATCACGGATTCTATTCTGGAGAAGTTGTTAGATTTAACATACTCAATGATACTGGAGTTCTAGGAAGCCTGATTAATGGAAAGAACTATTTCATTAGTAGAGAGAACGCAAATGAAATTAAACTTGCCAATTCTCTTCCAGATCTTCTGAATGAAACATTTGTAAATGCAACTGGTAGTGGTGTATTCAAGATTTCTGTTCCAGAACTTGCTGGTAAGAAATTAGAACACCAAAGACTTCTCAAGAGAATCTCGTTTGATCCTCTGTTTGATGGACAAGAACGTGAAACTATTCCAGGCACAACTGGTATTCTTGTTAATGGTACAGAAATTATAAACTATAAGTCGGGCGACGTTGTGTTCTTCGGCGGCATTGATCAAATCGATGTTCTTTCTGGTGGATCAAATTACGATGTTATTACTCCACCATCAGCAACTATTGAGAGTACTGCTGGAGCTGGTGCAAGTGTAACTGTTAACGTAAAAGGAACATTCTCAAGAATAGACGTTGTTGATCCTGGTTTTGATTATGTGGATACGCCTATCATTGAGATCTCTGGTGGAAACGGCAAGAATGCAACTGCACAAGCAGTTCTTAAACAAATTGATCACTACATCGACTTTGATGCATCATCTTCTGGTAGTGTAGTCAACATCAATAATAATACTCTTGGATTTACAACTTATCACAAATTTAGAGATGGTGAACCAGTAATCTATAAGACCTTTACTGGAACTGGTGCAATTGGTATTGCAACAGATCCATCATTTGTTGGTATTCAAACATCACCAGATCAAAATCTGATTAATAATGAAGTTTACTATGTTGCAAGAATTAATCCGACAACTATTCAACTTGCAAATGATCGCAACAGTGCATTAACTAAAACAAACATCATCAATATCACAGGATTCGCTGATGGTATTCAGAGACTCGAAAGCCTAGAGAAGAAGAGAGTTATTGGCCAGATCATTATTGAAAATGCTGGCGAAGGGTATGAAAATAAGAGAAGATTGATATCACCAACTGGTATCAATACGTATTCAGATTACATTGAATATCAAGACCACGGATTCTCTGATGGAGAACTGGTAAGATACTCCAATTCTGATGTTTCGATTGGTGGTCTGCAAACAACGCAAGACTATTATGTCTTAAAGGTTGACGACAATAGATTTAGATTGGCAGCTGCTGGTATTGGAACCACTATCTCTGATTTGAACTATTTGACAAAACAGTATGTCGGATTGACATCTGTTGGTTCTGGTAATCACGTCTTCAATTATCCTCCAATCACCGTAAACGTAAAAGGTAGAATTGGAATTAATACTTCTGCACCAGAGAACTATCACGCAGTAGTAAATCCAGTTGTAAGAGGAAGTATTACATCTGTTAATGTAGAAGAATCTGGCATTGGATATGGATCTTCCACAATTCTGAATTTTGCAATCCGACCCACAGTTAGAGTTTCTTCTGGATCATCTTCAGAATATAGAGCTATTGTAACTGATGGAAAAATTCAATCTGTCATTATCACCAAATCTGGTACTAATTATAGTTCCCCACCCGACATTTCCATCTTTGGTGATGGTGTTGGTGCCAAGGCTATTGCGTCAATTAGTAACGGTCAAGTTTCAAAGATCACCATTCTGAATGGTGGTGTTGGATATACCACATCGAGTGTAGTAGTATCTGAGAACATTCCTGGTACTGGAGTTAAATTCTTACCAAAGATCAGTAGTTGGAATATTAATGATGTCAAGAGATACGAAGATATCATCACATCTGATGATGGATTCTTAACCAGAGGTGATAATGACAATGGAATGAAGTTTACTTCGTTCTATGCACCAAGATCTTTAAGAAGAGTATTAAAACAAAAGAATAGTGATGGAACCTTTGATTATGCACAGAATGATCTGACATTGGTAAACAATGCAGAACAAGTCTCGACCAAACACTCTCCGATCATTGGTTGGGCTTATGATGGTAATCCAATTTATGGCCCATATGGATACGACAGAAAGGATGGTGGTTTAGCTAGAATTATGAAGTCTGGATATACGTTAAAGACATCCAGAACTGATGGCCCACCGATTGACTTGTTCCCTCTTGGATTCTTCATCGAAGACTATGAGTATACCGGAAATGGTGATCTTGATCGGAATAATGGTCGCTATTGCATTACACCAGATTATCCAACTGGCACATATGCATATTTTGCAACAATCAATCCAAACTCGAATCAGACTAGCGGAACTTTTAAAAACTATCGTTCACCACAATTCCCATATTTGATTGGTGATAGATTTACTGCAAAACCAGATGATTACAACTTTGTCGAAACCAATAATCAAAGTGTTGATTTAAATGCAACTACATTTAGAAGAAATAACTATCCATATAAACTGGGATTACCTGGCACATCATATGATGGAGTTTATGATAGCACCAAACTCGTTAATCAGGAAGCCGTAGTTAACTATGCATCTCCTGGAGATATTAGATCCTATGTTGTTGAAAATGCTGGATCTAACTATAAGGTTAATGATAGGTTAATCACTAGACAGAGTGACAACGGTAATGGATTTGATGCAAAAGTTTCCAGTGTAGTAGGAAGTGATATCGTATCAATTGGATCAACCGTTCTAAGAGTTGATAATATTACTTTTGGATACAATAATAGAAATGGTAATGTAACTGGATTCTCAACACAACCTCACGGCCTTGCCGTTGGTGATATTATCAATGTCTCAGGTTTGTCTACCGATGCGTTAAAGAGAATTAGTGGAAGACATAGAATTGGATTTAATACTTCATTCCTGATTCTCAATACTGGAATTGGAACCACTGGCGCCACAGGTATTATCACAAGCCTGTCGGTTAGTGGTAACTTAACTCAATTAAACATCGAATCTAACGACATTATTGGCATCTCATCAGAACAAATGTTGGTTCTGAACATTGATACCCTGAATAACAAACTCAGAGTAAAGAGAGAGTATGATGGTGTTGTTGGAACTGCTCATTCTGGTACTTCACTGATTACTGTTCTGAACAGAGTTATTCAATATAACATTGGTATAAGTACAAACTTTGTTACCAACAGAAATATACCTTATTACTTTAACCCTTCAGAAACCCTTGCATTGGGTTCTACTGCTGGTGTTGGTATTGGGTCTACGATTGTTTATTCATACAAGGTTGTCGGTGGAGGTTCTACTTCCAGATTTATTCCAACTCAAACTGCATATCTCCCCGATCACGGATTTGTAACTGGCCAAGAACTGACATACTCAAATGGAGATGATGCCTCCATCGAAGTTTACAATGGTATCTCTACATTCTCATTACCAAACAAATCTGTTGTTTATGCAATCAACGCAGGTAAAGATTTCTTAGGTATCTCTACAAACCCTGTTGCGATTGGATCTACTGGATCTATAGTTGGTATTGCATCAACTGCATATCGACTCTTCTTCAGTGGAGTTGGTTCTGGTCAGGCTCACAGTTTTACTCCAAGGAAGTTTGAAGTAACTGGATTCCTCGAAAAGGTTATTGGAACTATTGTCTGTAAAGAGCCTCACGGGTTGTTGCAAAATGATAGAATTCAAGTAAGAGTAACACCAGGTATTACAACATCTTATGCGGTTAAGTATAACGAAACCACTAAGAGAACAATTATTGCACCAAAGACCTTCGGTGCATCTGGCATCAATACCGATCTTTCACTAATCACAATCAATAATCACAAGTATGAGACTGGAGACAAGGTGTTGTATACATCTACCAATCCAGCTCTGCCTCTTGCAAACAACCAAATCTATTTCGTTGTCAGAAGAGATAATAACTCATTCAAACTTGCTGAGACTTATTACAAAGCGACAAAGTTTATTCCAGACGTTATTGGTATTACATCTACTGGATCTGATCACGAAATTGGTCTTATTAATCCTAAACTGAGATTGATTCGTGGCTATAGAGTTGGATTTGCAGTTTCCGATACATCTCTTGGGCAAACTGTTCTTGGGAAGAGAACATCTTCATTTGATTTCAATCTGTATAGAGATCAAACATTTATTAAACCATACTATTCTAATTTCCAAGAATCTGGTTTCCAAGTTGTTGGAGTCGGAACCGTTGGTGTAACCACAACTGCAAGAGTTGATCTTCTCTTAACAGAGAATACTCCTCAACAACTTTTCTACAAACTGTCACCAGTCAACTTGGACATTATCAGTGAAGATAAGAAGACCCCAGTTATCGATACGGATGTAATCAGCTACTCTAGTTTGAATGTCTTTGATAGTGAATATAATGGAATCTTTAATGTAACTGGTATTGGTAGCACAACCTTCTCATTCAACTTGCCAGGAGAACCAGAGAAAGATAGTTATAACTTAAATGAAACTACGTTACTTAAGTATTCTACCATTGCTCGACAAGTATCTGGCCCAATCGATAAAGTACAAATTGTATCTAAAGGAAAGGGATATGATGCTATCCCAGTCGTAACTGCAATCGCATCGACTGAGGGTGTTGGTGGAATTGTCAAATTAGTCAGTGACAATATCGGTGTTCTGAGAAATTATACAGTTAAGAATATTGGATTTGATTATTCTGCTGATAGAACCCTTCGCCCATCGGTAAGATTACCTCAGATTATCAAACTCGATAGATTATCAACAATTAGTAATATTGGAATTACCTCTGGAGGTAAAAATTATGTTGAACCTCCCAAAGTCATTGTTATTGATAGAGTAACAGGATCTGTAAATGAAAATGTTATTACCGATGTTGAACTTCAAGGAACCGCTGTTTCTAAAGTAGAGATCATCAGAAATACAAATGACCTCTATGATACAAATCCAAGGGTACTTACGGTAAACAACTCCAATGGTGTAAAAGTATCTAACGTCTCTTATGCTAGCGCAACGAATACCGTAACGCTTACTCTCGATGGAACATTTACAACTCAATCTTATCCTTTTGTTCTCGGAAGAAAGATCTTTGTAGAAAATATTGGTATTGCTTCCACTGGTACTGGGTATAACTCATCCAACTATGAGTATGATTACTTTACTGTTACTGGAGTAAATACGAATCCTGGTGGCGGAAATGCAACTGTTTCCTATAAGTTAGATTCCAGTGTTACCAATCCAGGAATTTTTAGTGGCAACTCATCTTCTGGAAGAGTAATTCCTTTTGAAGATCTGCCAGTTTTCAACATTACAATTAAACCAAATCAGTTTAGTGTTGGTGAAATTGTAAGTACTGGTGATAAGTTTGGAACTGTTGTTTCTTGGAACGAAGTAAACAAGTACCTTAAAGTTATATCAACAAATGACAACTTTGTTGTCGGAGAAAGAATCAATGGCACGTCTTCTAAGTCAATCGCTCTGATTCAAGAAGTTATCAACTTCTCCTCCGATTTTGACGTTGAGTCAAACTCATCAGTGATCAATGGTTGGCAGAGAGACACTGGTAAACCAAGTGAATCCTTGCAGAAGATTCCAGATAATGATTACTATCAAGTATTCTCATATTCACTGGAAAGCCCAATCGAATTTGAGAAGTGGAGAGATCCCGTAAGTTCACTGTCACACGTTGTAGGATTTAAGAAGTTCTCCGATCTCCAAATCGTATCAATTGCATCTACAGATTCGAAGAATCGCAGAAGAGCTTCTGTTGGAGTTTCTTCAGAGGTAACATCAAGTCTCGTTGATCTTATCAGTGAAAATGAGTCTGTTCATAATACTTATGATTTTGATCTTGTTACAGAAAATTCAAAACTAATTAATAATCAACTTGCATCTGATGAGATTAAGTTCAGTAACCGCATTCTCACTGATTATATCGAATCCAGAACAAACCGTGCAATTTCTATTGATAGCGTAAGTTCGCAGTTTAATGATGAACCAAGATCCACAGCTTATTCTGAGATTTCTAGTTTTGATATCAATGATATCAGAAGTGCGAAATACTACGTTCTCATCTTTGATAGAAGGTTTAGTGGTGAAAAGGAAATCATTGAAGTCAACGTCGTTCACGACGGATCTAACGCATATATCGTTCCATTTGGAAGAGTTGAAACGCAGATTGACTTGGGAACTTTCGACTTTGTAATTAGTGGTGCAACAGGATCACTCAGATTTGTTCCTGCCAAGTTTAAGTCGAACAACTACGCTCTTAGAATCTTATCACAACAAACTTATGTTGATACTAAGGTTGGTGTTGGATCTACCGAGATTGGAACCGGATACAAGATCATTTCTGGTTCCGCTGGAGTAAGTTCTTCAGTTTCACCAGTTCCAATCCAAGTCGTTGGATTTGGTACAACATCATTTACTACCACAAAACTGTTTGTTGAGACCACAGAAACAACAGGTGAACAAAGAAGTCAAATCAATGAGTTGATTCTGTTACAAGACGGAACAGAGGCTTATTTGTTGGAGTATGGACAAGTTGTTGCGGAAAACTTCTCCGCGACTAGTGTTCCCAACGTCGGTCTTGGAACATTTGGTGCTGATGTCACTGCTGGTATTGCCAGTGTTTACTTTACACCTCTTGCCGGTGTTGGCGTAACGATGAGAGTTCATCAGACATCATTTGATAGTGCAGCTACTGGCATTGGAAGTACATCGATTGCACTGTCTCAGATTCTGACCACAACTACTTCTATCGGATCTACCTCAACTCCACAAGCCACACGCATTAGTGGATTCTCATCAAATGTATATCAGTCTGCAAACTGTCTGATTGAAATTAATGATACCACTAACAACAGGTATGAAGTTACTCAGGTAACTCTGATTCACGATGGAACCGACATCTATTTCAATGAATATGGAAGTTTCAATAACTTTAATGGAACTGGTATTGGAACTATTGGTGTCGGTTACTCTGCCACAGGATCAGATCTTGAGTTACTACTCACTCCACCAGCAAATACTGATGTTACTACGAAGGTTCTCCAATATAACCTCACTGAAACTGGAGGAAGCACGGGTATTGTAAGCTTTACAAATTCAACTCTTAAGTCAGAGGATAGTTTCTACACGGGAACAGAAAATGACATTGTGTTCTCCTTTAATCTGAAACATAGAGGAGATTCTGTCTTCCATAAAGTATTTGATGCATCTGATCCTGCAGTTGT